GATGTTTTTCATCTTCTTCTAGCCATTCATCGTTGGTTAGAGTCATTTCCCAACGTAGATGTTCAAGACCAGCCTCAGCTGAACGCCATGTACGCCAACGGAACCAACCTACTCCCCAAAATGGTACTTTGTGTTTTTCTCTTGCTTTTTTATCCCAAGCAATATTACTCCAAGCTTTTTCTACTTCAACAAATTCCACAAGCTCATTAAACAAACAAGGGAGGATGCGACCAGTAAGATCACACCATTGACCCCTTTTGATGTCTTTAGGATGTGCAGTGAGAGCATGAGTTGTAGTAACCCAACGATTATTGATATAATACTTAATGTCATAAAGTTTATCTACTGGCCACCAAATAGCATTTTGAATCTTATCGAGACCTTCTTCTGCTAACCAATAGCGGAAAGGATGAGCAGTTTTGGCTTCTTTGTGCCATTGTCTCCACCCGTCGCCTGTTCGGGCTCCGGGCTTAGATGTGCCACGGAGCCAATTAGCAAATTTAGAACATGACCAGTAATGTGCTCGTTGTGCCATTATACTTTCTCGTAAGTTTGCCAAAAAATATCAGGTTTACAAGCGTAAAATTCTCCTTGTACACCTTTAATAACAAAGTCGCCTTCTGTAGCAATATGTTTAACAGTGAGGTGGATACCGTCTTCTAATGTACCAAGTTCTGCTTCACCTTTAGCATCAGGATGACGATGTTTAAACGTTTTTCCTAATGCAGGGCCGCAGAATTCTTTTAGACGTTCGATGCCCTCGGAACTATACTCAAATTCTAACGCTTCGACAATAACAGGCTTTTTTCGATATTTCATTCTTTATTTCCAAAAAGTTGTAATAGACTTGTGAATAGATTAATAAAGTTTAGATATAAGCTTAATGCACCACTAACTTCAGCATTGCCGCTTTCACTAACACTTAGTTCTTCACGGATTCTTTGTGTATCATAAGCAGTTAGTCCCATAAAGATAACAATAGCCAATGCGCTAATTGTCATTTGAGCAACTGTACTTCCTATGAATATATTGATTATACTAGCAATTACAATTGCAATCAACCCCACAATCATCCATTTTCCGAGACTATCAAGACTCTTACGAGTAAAATACCCATAGAAGCTCATTGTACCGAAAAGAACTGCGGCGCCCATGAATGCTGAAACAATACTCATTGAAGTATAAACTGCAAAGAGTGTAGCCATGCTTAATCCCATTAGAGCAGCAAAACCGAACAACAGAGCATAGGCTGTAGGCTTACTCAATTTGTGTAGAGTAAAACTTAAAGCAAAAATAGCAACTAATGGAGCAAAGATTACTACCCACTTTAGTGCTGTACCGAACAGCAAGCTCATTAGTGCAGGACTATTGCTGACCAAATAACTAACAGCCATAGAAACCATGACTGCTAATCCCATGTTTTTATAAACGCCTGCCATAGCAGAGTTAATTTCGCTGGCAGTTCTATAACTAATAGTAGTTGCGTACATAGTACTTTTTCTCCTTTTTAAAGTATATATTTAATCTTTTTTAATGTAGGGTTTAAGGTCAGGAGGTGTCCAGCCAGTTGGCTTTAATACCTTTCCGTCCTCACGTTTACGAACTTTGCCAGTCTCTTTATCAATCTTAGCAAAGTTAGTACGCATAACTTCTTTCCAGCCGCCCTCGCCGTCGAACCCTGCCGAGTGCATTGCACCTGCGGTAACAACCATAATATCTTCAAGTGCGTCGAGAATCTCGACTTTATCGCCCGCAGCAATTGCTTCTTTGAGTTCTTTAAATTCTTCTTCAATTAAATTAACGTAAAGTTTAAACTGATCTTCGTTCCAAACATCTGTAGTTTGATCACAGGCTCGCATAAATTTGGATTGATCACGAAATGGATTTGTCATTTAATATTACCCCATCTTAAATAAAATTCTGATAGTTTCTTTTTTTCTAACTTAGCAATTATAACATATTCATATGCAGATAACATATGATTGATATTTCTTTTCCACTCTGGTTTATCAACAGCATTAGCCATAATGTATTGACCTTGTTCGCTTTTTTCCCATTCCCATAATGGTTGTGCAGCATACAAGTCCGGGTCTTCTACGTCCCCGACTTTAAAACGATGAACTACCACTTTGTGAATTTCTTGAATGGTATCATCGTCTTTAATGTTAAACGTCACTGTGCCCATTTTAAATTAAAGAGTGTGATAAATTTTTCAGCTTCTTTTTTATTTTCAAATTGATACAATTCTACACCCACAATTTCGACATTTTTCCATTTATCTAATGTGTTGTGAACCCAGATAAACATATCATTGTTGTAGCCTTCAATAGCTACTTGATTATTTGACAACAGTTGGGCACGCCGCTCATATAAATTAAAAAAATTATCTAACACATGAGTCCAGGGATCTGAACTCATGTTATTTCTTTTTCCTTGGGTAGTATTTGCGTTTTGGTTTATTTTCTTTAATGTGCAAAGGTTTATGAGTTAAGCCAGATGTACTTTTTTCCAATGCGGCCATAATCTCATCTGGTGTAGGATCATCTTCGGCATCGTAATATTCGTTGCTATATCCCAATTGTTTAATTTTTTTATTATCGGCGGGTAGCATTTCGTTAATATTTCTCAAGCTACCTACAGGACCACGATCATCTTGACTCATGGTATGCCATGTTCTAATTTCTAATAACGGTTCTATATGTGACGGAATTTCAATAATATAATGAATTTCTTCATATCCTTGAGGAGAAAGATCAACGCTAGTAATAACTTTACCTTTTGTAATTTTATTTGAAGCGCTGACTCCGTAAATCCACACATCGTCTCCTGCTTTGTATTCTTTTTTGATTGACATATTTTTAATTTACATTTGACTTATCTTTAATATTATTTTTAGATTCTAAAAGATCTTTAACAAATTTTAAAGCTTTCCTATCAGTGTCGTAGACATATTCTGAGTCTTCGTCATCTGATCGTAAAGTCACAATGACACCATTTTTGACTTTACGAATTTCTATAGATTCGATCATAATATTACCTTATCGTGGTACACTCAAATTGTAATTAAAGTGGAATATACCAATGTGTGATACCTCTTTGCTAAGTTCTTGATCGCACCAAATTTCGTAGCCAGCTTTAGCTGCTTGTTGGCAGAAGAAAATATCTTCACCAATTTCTAAGTTTAGATGAGGAACATATTCTTGTAGATAGTGTGGTTGTGGAACCTTTTCGTAGACTTCTCTTTTTACCAATACACACCCATGTGGTAAAACGTCAATCAATTCCATCGGTGGGCTTAGGTCTGTAGTCTGGAATTCAGTAAAACTTCCAGCAGAGCCACTCATTCCTGTAAAATTAGGATTAGGGAATCGACGACGACGATAATTAACACCTACAATAGGCTTATTACGCTTTAGCAAGCGAATAGGAGCGTCGATAGGGAATTTCATATCACTGTCAACCCACCAAATGTAATCAAAGTCTGACTTCATAAAGATGTCAACTAGATTACGACGAGCAATAGTGATAACCGAGCCAATGTTAAATGCACAATTGATCTTAATACCATGTGCTACTAGATTAGCAGCAGCCATGGCCAAATGTTGTGCAAATTCTGCATTAACCATTTCCATTGCAGGGACAGCGATCATAATACTAGGAGGACGTCCTTGTGATTGAGATCCAGTGCCAGACTGTGGAGAAGACATGCCTGATTGTGTTGCTTCTGCAACGGGGCTCAGCTTTTGAGTGGGGATGTTTAGTTTACCTTTTTTCATTTTTATCCTTTTTTAATTATGACCTTTCATGGAAAGACAAATATCATAAAATTCTTTCTTGAGTGCAGGATCCTTTTCGAATGCACCTAACATGATTGCAGTAGTCATATCACTTTCGTGTTCTCTAACACCTCGTTGGGTCATACAATGATGTTCAGCTTTAACCACGACTGCAATATGCTCAGTTTTTGCGTATTGTTTTAATGCGTCTGCAATCTGCGTCGTCATTTCTTCTTGAATTTGTGGCCTTTCACAAATATGATGTACAATACGATTAAACTTACTTAGTCCGATAACTTCGTCCTGGGGTACAATTCCGACCCAGCAACGTCCGACAATATTTTGAAAATGGTGAGCACAAGTTGAACGGATTGAGATAGGACCAGTAGTGTACAGACTCTTATATCCCATATTAGGAAATGCTGTAACTTTAGGTACAGGTCGATATCTTCCGCTAAATGTTTCTCTCACAAACATTTTAGCCACACGCATAGCAGTATCTTGTGTGTTATGATCATTTTCAGTATCAATAACCAATGCATTAAGAACGCCTTGCATTTGACACGCGACTTCTTTAACTAGGTCATCGAGCTCATTTTCATTAATGAATTCTGAAATGTTATCATTGCTATGAAAACGTGCGTTTGCTTTTTTGATTCGCTCTCTAATTACTTCTGATAGATTTTTTTCTGTATTCAATTCGTACTCCAAAGATAGTTTATTATATACAATTATTTAGAATTAGTCAACCTTAGTAGAGTATTTTTCTTAACTGCCGAACTTAACACATTTAATGATACTTTTTTAAGTTCGGCATATTTTATTAATGCTTCTGTATCTTTAGGAAAACACGCACCACCAAATCCGTATTTGCCATCATTGCCGGGCACCTGAGTGTGACTATTACCAATTCTTCGGTCTAATGCAATTAGGTGCCGGATCATTTCCCAGTTAATGTTATTGGAGTCTGCTAATTTAGCCATTTCATTCATGAAGACTACCTTAGTGGCTAAGAATGAATTAATTACATATTTGGCAAAGCTAGCTTCTCCTAATGTACAATGATAAACAATATCTAAATTATTTTCGCTTAGTTTAATCAACCTGTTTGCTTCATTAACATAGGCCTTTATTGATCCACCTATAATACAAAATTTGGCATTTAGATAATCATTTACTGAATTTGCAGAAGTTAAAAATTCAGGTGAGTGAACAAGATTAGGAAATTGAGATCCGAGGTTTTCGTATATTTCCGGAGTTGCTGTAACTTTTGAAATAATTACACCATTAAAATTTTTTAGTTTTTCTAAAACAGAACATAGAATTGAAGGATCACACCTTCCTTCGAAGTCGGATGGACTCGGAACACAAATAAAAATTCCCGAAGCATCTTGCAGATCTTCATATGTTTCTCCGGTTGCTTTTCGTGGATCTGTGTCGATACAAACAACTTTTACAAATGAATTTGTATACGATTGCCGTATAGCATTTCCTACAAATCCTAGACCGATAATGCCAATTTTTTCTTGTATAATCATGCAACTATAATAACAAAAAACGTTATCATAGTCAAAAAACTTATTACCAGTTTATCCAATCTTTATTTTTATAAGGCTTTCCGATAGCTGCATGGGGAAGATAACGTATAACTTTTTTCTTTAATCTTTTTATTATAGGATGAGAATGTTCGTAGTTAAATGCTTTAAGATACATTCTCCATGAATTATACTTTCTCTTTTTATTTTTTTGATTTTCGGAAAGATATTTTATAATTCTTTCTTGATTGCCTTTGAATTTATCTGTTAATTCACATGCTATATTAAATCCATATGCATCAAGTTCGTCCGAGTTACCTAAATAACTCTGTTCGTCGCGTTGTTCTGTTTTTTCTGCATTGCTAGGATAGTCTGGCAAAAACTTAAATTTACGTCGTCTAAATTGCCTCATATGTATTATTTCATGAAGAATAGTGTCAGCAAAGTGATTACACATTCTCTTAAATCTTCTAGAATCTAAAAAGTATATGTCATTTTTTGATTGGTAATAAAATTGTAATTCAATACATTTTTGCTTAGTTCGGTCCCATTCACTGTAGTACATCCCACCAATATAAACAACACCTTTTTCTATTTTCTTATCTATGTATTTTTTAATTCTAACCGGAATAAATGATTTTAATTTTTGATAAAGTAATGAATGTATTTCTTGTACAGTAAGTTCTTTTCTTACAATGTGTGGCTCAAGTTCCCACATATAGTTTATTAAGCTGTATCTATCTAAACTGGACCAATCGAACTTTGGTTTTCTTTGAGCCATATTCCTCTCCTGAAATACTGCTACCTTATTTATTTTATAGTAAGATACACTTTATGTAAATAATTACATGATTAAACAGATTTCTTGGGATGAGATACTCTTTATATGGAGTACAAAATTATGGCCTAATAGAAAATCGGCTATAGAAACAAATAGTGCAATGTGCTACTTAGAAGGGTTTGATATGAAAAATATGCAGACTCCCCCAACATTTTTAGGCTATTTTAAAGAAAATAATATTGTTGGAGTAAACAGCGGGCATGGCTGCGCCAATAACAATTATCGTTCTAGAGGTCTTTGGGTCGACCCTAACTACAGAAATCAAGGAATAGGAACAAGTTTATTATTGGCTACAATCGATCAAGCCATAAAGGAACAATCAGAGTTTATATGGAGTTTTCCGAGATATTCGAGTAGAAATACTTATAAAAGTGCAGGCTTTACAATAACCGGTGATTGGCTTCCAAGTGAAACTAGTGAGCAAAATGCCTATTGCATTAAGAAACTTGTTTAACGTCTATACCTGATTTTTCAAGGAAATCTGTTCCCGCGTCATCCCTATACTTTTCACGATAAAATACTCGACGGACACCTGACTGATAAATCAGCTTGGCACATTCGATACAAGGACTGTGAGTAATAAACAAGTCAGCCCCGACTCCACTGTTACTAGACTTGGCTAATTTTGCAATAGCATTTGATTCGGCATGTAATACCTCTGGTTTAGTTTTTAATCGATAACGTCTATTATATTCATAGTAAGGACCGTTTTCTTCCTCTTCGAAAGGCCAACGTTCTTGAATCTCCTCAGGATCAAGCCACCCTCCTGCACCACGATCCATGTACTCTTTATCTTCACAGTTGTTATCCCAACCTGCAGGCATGCCGTTATAGCCGTAACTAATAACAGTGTCATCTTTAACAATAACAGCACCGACCTGTAATCTACGTGCATAACTTAACTGTGATACACGTTGAGCAAAGTCTATGTATAAGTCTATAAATTTTTGTTTCATAGATTTTCAGGCATCCATTCTACACGGCCGTATTGGTCAATTTTAGCAACACTTTCTAGTCGTTGAACTAATACATGATCTCGTTTTTCTAAAATAATTTTACCACCACGCTTAACAAGTTCATCAATTTTTTGATTAGCAGTTGGTAACATAGGTTCGAACTTTTTAAACTTTTTATCCATGATATTCTCCGATTACATATTATAACACAATTTTTAAAATAGTCAAAAAAATAGGGCCCTAAGGCCCTATTGAAAATCAAGTAATCGCTTACTTGATGACCGCATAACGCGGACTAGTTAGAGTCTTCATCATTACTGATTCTGGACTCAAATCTTCAGCAGCCAAGATTGAAGTCATGATAGAAGGGCTGAAACCACTTACTAACGCAACTCCACGCTTGTCGTGCTTGACCGGAACGTTGCCGGCACGGGCATTTAGGTTCCAGAATACGATGTTAGGAACTTCGTATCCTGCTGCCTTGTACTTGCGTTCGATCATCTGCATAGCAGAGTCATCGTAACGAGCACAAGAATTGAACTCCATGTCGCTCATGATTAGGATATACCGTGGCATATCCTTGGCAGGAACATTACCCTTTTCTGCATACTTAAGAATTGCTTCAAAAGCAGCATGAAGGTTAGTACTCATGCCCCAATCAGATTCTTCCATTTGGTTCAACTTGTCTAGCAGGTTCCCCTTAAGAACTTCCAACTTGCTCTTTTCAGAGAAAGTTAGGAACATGTCCTTAAACGGACCCTTGTTCTTGTCAGCCAAGTACAAGCCAAGGCTAACACTAACATCGATGCATCGCAGGTTAGCGTTCCCGCCAACTGGGCATCCCATCGAGCCGCTTACATCAACAACTGGCAGAACCAGTTCGTCACCGATGAAATTAGGCAATGCATCCCATTGGGCTTGAATTACCGTGTCGTCGCCGCCGAAACGACGAGACTTAATTACATCGTAAGGGTAAACAGCCGCAGCGTTTACCTTAGCTTCACCAGTTACCAACTTGGCCTTGTAAGCTTCATAACCAGTTTGGTCATGCTTCTTGAAGGCCTTTTGATAACGAGACGCAGCCAATGACGGAACGTGACTGTAGTTGATTTCAGTCCAAGTGTTTGCACACATATTCTGTTCAACTACCTTGGTCATTTCGACTAGGCTCTTACGATAGAACTTTGGGCTCATACCGAAGAATGCTCGAATTTCCGCTGCCAGTGGACCTTGACGAGGCATCCACTTAGCCGCAAGACCATTACGTTCACGTAAGGCATCACCGATTAAGGTAAATGCCTTGGCCTTCACAGCCTTGGTCTTGAAGATTAGCATATCATCCCAACGACCAAATTCTGCCAAATGAGGCAGTACACGATCCAGAACTTCTGGATAGTTCTTCTCAAGGCTCAACAGGATATTGCGAACTACTTCGCGTTCACCTGCACCTCCGCGGACATCTCGAGCCCACATTAACAGACGTAGAGCCAGAGTTTCGTCTTGCTTCAGAGCCTTGACAAATTCCTTGCTCAAGTCCTTACCACGGCTTGCACCGATAGCGAAGAACAAGTCAACAAGGGCAGACTTTGACGAATCAAAGGTCTTCATACCGTTAGCGGTACGAGTTTCCATTTGAACTTCCTTAACTGCTTCAACAAATGCGTTCATTTCTTTTTCCTTTCAACAGATTAGTTATCATTGGTCCTATCACGGTCTCCAGCCAGATTCGGGCTTTTTTTATGAAGATTAAAAATTGCTGTACCTAATCTAAGATATAGCAGGATGAACGGAACAGGTAATTTATTTTCTGCTTGCCCCTATCCCCAGTACGTCGGTTCAAGTTCCACAAGCATATCATAGATCGTCTATGACCGATCCTAGTATCTCGACTAGACACAAAGTTGGCTAACTCCAACAGGTTGATTGAGTTGCCTCAATCCGAATCAGTATTTTAACTTGCTGTAATCATCCTATAAAAACAACAGGGTAGTTGTTGCCTTTTTGTTTCAAGTGTGAAAACTAACACACCTCGACCGCGCAATTTTACAAACTATCAACGGCATCTTTCTAGGAAAGATGTTGTTCCTCCAGTTAAGTAAAACTGTTTACCGCAGTCCATCAGTATTATTGATGTTGCTGCACCTACCCTAAAAACTTTCTTTGTTATTAAACAATAAAACTATTATATAGTAACAATCCTATAATGTCAATAATTTAGTTGTCCAAATTACATTACTACAGGACCGTTACCGTTTTTAAAACCAATTTCACCACCTTCTGCAAGAATACGTTTTTGTACATCTTCAAACAGAATGGGAGCAAAGTCAGTCATTTCTACACAGACACAGTGATATCTAGTATCAATATCATTTCCGTATAACACTTCGCCAGTTCTGGCATCAACACCGCGGGCCTTCATTACACGATTAGCGTGAAGATGCCCGTGAATATTAACACCAAAACGTCCTAAACTATGACTGTGGAGAGGGATATGACTTAAGATCATACCATTCATCACATGATAAGCACGGATTTCGCGAAAGTATTGTCGATAATCATCATCACGAAAAATATCGTGATTACCACGGATTAAGACTTTATCACCATTGAGGCGCTCTAATGTCTTTAATGCTTTGCGGTTAATCACAACATCACCGAGATGATAAACTTTGTCAGTTGGCTTTACACGGTCATTCCATGCCTTAACCATATATTCGTCCATTTCTTCTGCACAGCTAAAAGGACGAAGAGGGCTACCATCTTCGCGCTTAAACACGGTGCAGGTCTTTTCGTGACCAAAGTGTGTGTCACTTACTAACCAAACAGCAGGCATAATGCCCTCCTTTCTTTGTTTATTTTAACATAAAAACAGTAGGTTCGCAATCGATATATTGCGAATCTACATCATCTGGAAGTTCTTTAAACTTAATTTTAAGTGTACTACCAATTACTTTAACGTGATCAACAGTACAAATTTGATTTTTATAATTTATTTGTTTACCAGGATTAAAAATTGGTAATTGAAATTGTTTAGGTTGCATACCAAATTTCTTTATAACCTTCGTTTTCACTAGGCATTTCAAAATTGGCAATCATGTTTTCTACAACTTCATCTGGAATAAATTTTCCAGGCCGACTATTCAATCTTCTGGTCAGTTCTTCTTTATTCGGAGTCTTAAACACAACAGCAATATGATAGTAATCGGGGAGCATAACAAACTTTTTTTTACGACTAGCAATCGTAGTCGAAGTTTGATCCCAAATAATATCTCTATTTTCTGACCGCGCCTTGTTTACATCATCGACCATCATTTTAACTGCAATTGGCATAAAATTTTCGAACACTTCACTATATGTTTTGCCTTTACGTTTAGCATGTTTTTCAACATGAAGGTCTGTACTAACATAAGCACAGTCTTTAAACCATTCTTGATTCGAAGCCCATGTACTTTTACCTGAACCTGGCACTCCGACTAAAACATAAACTTTATTCAAATTTTGCTCCTAGATATTTACGATAATCTTCACGCCAATTATGTTCTTTAACATCATAAGGTAACCCAAGTTCTGCCATCATTAATCGCATTACACGACTATTTGGACTACGAAATTTTTCAACTTCTTGGAATCCCATATTGATACCGACTTCGGCAATAGCAGCACTACGGCTTACACCGGCATAGCAATGAACTACAACATTCATTTTATTATCATAAGCATGTCGTAATAGTCTTACTAGTTCTTTTGCTTGATCTTCGCTGATAAACATTTCTGGATCATCTGGCTGATCTAGATCATCAATGTCAAGGAATTCAAAATGATGAATTTCCTTAAAGGTATGTTTCGGAGTTGGACGCCAACTTGCTGGATCAGTAATCTGAATTAGCATACTGTTAGGGCCAGCATCGTGATGAAATGCCTTTGGAATATCATCGGCGGCACAATTTTCAATCCACATATTTTATTCCTTAAATTGAATAGCTCTTAAATGTTTTTGCAAAAAAGCTATTTGAGTGTTGAAAATATTCTTTACCTAGTTTAGCTAAATGATCTTTTGCCCACCAAGTTTCCCAAACATGTATAGTAAATGATTCTTTTAATTTTTCTTCTGCATATTTTATTTGTTCATTACCTTCATAAAATATATAGGGATTATAAAAATCAAAAGGAATAAATTTTTCTACATTTTCTAAATTAAAAAGACTGTTATCCGTTTTCCATAATTGCAAAGGAGTTACTACAGCATGATAAGCCCATATACCAGTCCTTAATGCATTAGGAATTTCGTCTAACCATAATTGGATAACTTTTTCTTTAGGTCTAGATAATATCAACCCATTAGCAACAGATTTAATTTCGCCTTGTTCATTATATCCGTCAGCTCCCATGACACAATGATTATTCATCAGTTCGTTAAAGGGTTTTAGCATCAACAGATCATTATCTAAATATATACCGCCATGCTCAAACAAAATTTGTAATCTAGCGATATCTGATTGATAATGAGGGTATTCTAATTTAATACCACTAAATTCTTGAAGTGGTTCTCTATAGATAATAGTAAAGTATTTTTTTGCTTCGTTCCAAAATAGATTATCTTTTGGTTCGACATTGCAATGCATATAAATTTTATCTGGTTTTTGTATTTCGAATGCAGATCTAACAGCAAGATAATTTGTGTAAGAAAACGGCCGACACATATAAGAGTCGGTGGTAAAATATATAAAATGAATAATATTAGGTATCATAAAAATAAAAAATTATTGGTCCGAGTGGCAGGATTCGAACCTGCGGCCTTCTGCTCCCAAAGCAGACGCGATACCGGGCTACGCTACACTCGGATTGTTTAGTTTGTTTTGACAGAAGTAAAGTTCAGTCATGCTAGTATTCCTAAACTGCTAAGTTCACGGATAAATTCCGATCTTTTATAAGGCTGTTCTAAAGTCATTTCAACTTTATTACCAAACAACATTAAGTCAGTTAGATCTTTTGCTTCTTTGAGACCTAATGTGGTATATGTACGAATACATTTGATTACAGAAATTTTATTTACTGATGCTGCTGCTGGCCTTGATTGATCTAGTTTAGCATAGATTCGATCATTATATTGACCAGTGAGCATGGCAAAGAAGATTTCTCCTTTAACACTAGGATCAAGAACTTCGGCAATACGTTCCCAAAGTTTCATACCTTCATCGGCGCCATATGCCTGTGATATAGCAGTAAGGAAGTGAATTCCGTCTTGTATAATTCTGGCCTTGTGTGCTTGAGGAATCATATCAAAATATATTATTTGTATAAACTTATTATAACAAATTTTAATGATGTTGTCAATATGACATTTGGTACCTGGTGCTGGACTCGAACCAGCATAATCCATCTTGTAAGGATGGCACCTAACCTCTCGGTTCAACCAGGCAATATATGGAGCGGGTAGGGAGATTCGAACTCCTCTATTGAGGTTTGGAAGACCGCCGTGTAACCGTAAACACTTTACCCGCATTAGTTACTATTATTTACTCTATTAATTGTTTTGTCAAGATAATTTATTCCACTAAATTCTGCAAAGTCATTTAATGACCGTACTGAACCTAAACCATATTTTCCTAAATTTTTTTGATTAAACAGTAAGTCGCATAATCTTTTACTTGATATATCTCTCAATTCGAACCATCTTAATTGTCTATCTTTATCGTCTTCTTTATCCCAATGTAAAGGACGAAGAGAAGAACTGTAATAAAGATGATAAATTGGAATATTTGGAATTTGATATAAATCCCATCCACTGGTCCAAGCACGTATCGCAATATTTTGTTCTTCACCTAAGAAATAAACGTTAGGATCGTAAGGTACTTCAAGTAAAAAATCACCTGGTGCAAAGATCAATCCTCCTGCAACATGATAACCTAAAATTGGTTCATTAGAATTTATTTCATAACCAATAAATCCAAAACCGGGATCTTTCTCATTAATAACTGCATTATTATTTGGTTTAAAAACTACTACTACATTTTCTTTTATATTTTTAATAAATTCGCCATCAACGATTTTAAATGCAGGAGGATAACTGCTAATAAGAGATTTTGGTGATTTAGTTCTACATTTATTCAATGTTTGTATTAATATAGTATCCCAATTTTTATCAAATATAGTATGTGCATCAATTTGTAAAACAAAGTCTTCATTAGTGTAAAAACTATTTGCAATAGACCTTGCCCAACAAGGGCCCCGACTATATTTAGGATTAAAATGAAAATAAGTTATTTGTTTTTTATTTGGATGAGAGTCGATATCAAATTCAATGTCTGATTGATCTACTATTCCAAATTTAATTTTGTCTGGGAACTCTGCATTATTAATGCAATCGGAAACTGTATTCCAAAGTATTGGGTCTTTATAAGAAGCAATGCTTACAAAAATAGTCATAATATATAGTGTTTGGCTACTCTACCACAAGCCCCAAACTGGGTGTAAGGTTCCGTCCTACCATCTTTTTAATCTGGGC